GTCATTTTTAAGCGGTTTTGCTCCTCCTGCTGTATTGTATAATTTTAAGTAAAAGTCTTGCCAGATTGGTATTCCACCAGTTAGGGAAAGGCCTGCTTCTCCTACTGCTGCTAACCATCTTTTAGCAACTTTCACATTATCCAATGGCTTGATGGAGATGCAATCTTTTGCTAAAGCTCTGTGTATATTCCTAACCATTAAATATCCTTGTGGTGTCCATATAGGATTACATTGGCAGAAGTCTATCTGTTCTATATTATATACAGGTTCTTCTACTGTCATGTTATATCCCATATTTCTAAAATAGGGCTTAAGGTATCTTCGGAATTTATCCAAATCACTTCTTTCCAATATAACCACACAATCATCACCATCATTTGCAAGACGGTGTTTCTTGATAGGTATTTTGTTTAAGAATGCAAAAACCATGCAACACATAATTAGAACGTTACCAAGTGATGTGTTCATATCTCCTGACATACGGCCGCCTTTCTTCTTAAACTTAGCAAAACCATCTGGGCATCTTGCGAAACCTTTATTGTTGATTTGTAGTTTAAGCAGCCATTTCAATCTTTTGTCATGGGGAAAGAACATTTGATATATGGAATGTTCCCATTTGAGTGCTTTATCGCTAGTGTGTTGGTCAAATCTACTGGCATCAAGTGAAATTGCTACGGGGTCTGCAAATTCACACCAGTGCTGATACATCAACTGACCTCTTTGCTCAGCATTGAGGCCTTTAAATACTACTGTGTAACCGAATAACTGATTTATCATAGCATAAACAATTTTCTCAATCCGTTTGATGTACGGACCTAAGCTAACATGGTACCGGGGATCTCGTGGGTTGATCCCGCGCGGTACAGCGTCTCTCTTTCCTTTCTCTATTTTTACAAAATAGTTTAATTGTGCATCCTTAGCCGTTAATGGTCTGACTAAAAGACTGTCATAAGCATCTTGGTACAAGGTCCTTCTGCGGCCGTCATAGGCCCGTATAAACTGGTTAAACGTTAATGGGGCGGCATATTGTACAGTTGTACTAAAATAACTCGTGACATGTCTCAATTGGTATGCAAAGTAATTTCTTTTTGGTAAAGGCGGGCTAACAAATGTGCCATTCTCTCCCTTTACATAGAAAAGTCGCTCTTTGATCGCTCTTTCGCATGTTACTATAGAATGTCGGTATACCCAGTACTCTTGTTGGGGTGAGAATCCATCAAGATGGTAAGTGTACTTGGGTTTTAATGGGATCCCGGTCTCAACTACAACTAAATCGTCATGATCAGGCGCTAGTGATCTAGCACATTCTCTGACTTGTAGTCTGACCAGGCCCCTTCAGGCCCGACTTGGCCTTCTCCTGCCAGTGCGTGAACCGAGTAAACGATCCATCACTGGTATCCACTGCCACCAATCTGCTTCATTCAATCGATCACGATCATTGAATAAAATAGATGACTCAATTTGATCTGCTAGCAGTTCATTTCGAGTTTTAATGAAACTTAACTTCATTGCAAATGGCATTATTCTTGCCATATCAGCA